CTAGAAATCTTTGAGAAAGTTTTTGCCATAAATTAGGAATTCCTTTCTGTTTTGTTAAGTTCTAAATAAGGTAAGTCATAAGCACCACTAAGCATATTAGCTTGGAATACAGTGTAAGGACGGACAGGAGTCATACCCTCTTCGTAGAAAGAGTCAATACCTGCAATCCAAAGAACTTCTTCGGGAATCCATACCCCTCTAAGATTAGCGCAAGCAGTATTGCACATCTCGTCAAAGTCCAAATACTCACATGGTGGGAAATAAGTTATAAGTAAGTCGATGTTCTTATTCTTTAGTTCACTTAGAAAGTCTGCATCCCTGTCAGAGTGCTCATTAGACCCCTTCCAACTAGAATGTACGTTAGTCTTGTCTAAAGAAAAGGTGTCCCAATAAGCTTTAGAGTAGTTATCAGCTAGGTAATACCAAGCAGAAGAACCTGCAACTCTAAAGCCGTCTACTTCAACTAAGTCGTTGTCTAGTACATGGACATTACCATACTCTTTTAAGTCTTCCTTAACAGAGGAAATATATTCCAAGTAGTCAGCTCCATTTAGTTGAAAGTCCATATCACTAAAGACAAAGAATACCTGAGCATAAAACTCACTCAAATACCCCAAGGCTTCTACAAGTTTACCTTTATAACAAGATACACTTCCTGCAAGAACAAGCCAATCACTAGACCTACCCTCACGAGCGATGCCCCTATCCGTAAGCAATTCTTTTACTTTAGCGTTCTCTGAAATCCAAATACCACTACCATAATAAATGCGTTGCGTTGCCATCTAAACCCCCACAAATTTCTTTGATACTATTTTAACATAATGGGAGCAAAAAAGGTAGAGTATTCTGCCCTACACTACCTTCAGCTGCTTCATTTTATTTTAGTCGTCTAGGTCGTCGATGTCGTCATCGTCTAGAGCCGTAAGTGCTGCTTGACCTTTGTTTGGAACTGTTGCTTCAATTGCTGGGGCTGTAGTCCCTGCACCAAGGTTTGCTTGGTGAAGAGCAATCTTATCACGCAAAGGTTGAAGAATTTCTTCAGTAGATTCACGAACTGCATCAACTGGCAAGAAGTGGTTGGCGATAACCATTTCGATAGCCTTTTCAGGTGTCCATCCTTCTGTTTCAGCGTCAAGACGTTTTTCAAGTTCTTCACGGTAAGTTTGGTCAACGTTCTTAGGTCCGTTAGGTAGCATGGTTACCTTGAACTGAGTAGCTGCATCACGTGCTGACCATTTTTGTGGGTCATCAATGTAGCGTCCATCAAGAGTGAACCAGTAACCTGCAGGAGTTGGAATGTCCATGTCTAACTCATCGGCACGTGCGTCCAATTCGCCTTTCCAAATACCCCTGCGAGCGTCGCTTCCTGAGTACAAAGCTTCAGAGATGTTGTACCACATAGTTTGGTAAATCAATTCGCCAGTTTTTGGATCTGTGCTAAGTTTGTAAACGTCACGTCCCTGTGAGTTCTTAGTAAGAGTACGTTCGAACACGACAATTGGGAACGTAAGGTTACGAGATTTACGTTTGATAGCACGGTTGTCGAAGATACCCTTAGTAAGCTTGCGAGCTTCTTCTGAGTTATCTCCTGCTTCGAAACCTTGAGATACCAACAAGCGGTCAGCTTCGATACGAGCGTACTCGTCTACAACAGAGCGACCATCACAGATAGGACATGTTCCATCAAGACCAAGCTCTTCACTTACGATACCATCTGTACAACGGATTTTGTGGTAGCGACCATTAACTTCAATGGTGTGGATGAATGGTTTGTCTTGGCGAAGTTCTGTTTGACCATCTTCGTTGACCAACGTGTGATTAGGAACGTAAATAAGGTACTGTTCGTTACCAATACTGAATACTGGGTAGTTTGTTGGATCTTCTGATTTAGGAGTTGCTGTAAAGAATTTTTGTTCTTGTGCCTGTGCTGAGAGGTCTGCTAGAGCCTCTTTTGACATAGCCTTAGGTTTGATTTTACCAAATGCCATATTTGTGTAACCTTTTATCTTTCTGTGTAAAATGTGTATTATGTGTAAAATGTGTAATATGAGTATTACGTTGTTGCTTAGGCAGATAAGCAAAATCTCTAGACTTCTCAGCCTTGAGAATACCCCACTACCCTACGAGGAGCAGAACCTTAATAAAGGCTAACCTATTGGGGTTGGCTAGATACGAAAATCATAGCCAGTTATTTTCTTAAGATACTCCTTGAACCCAAAGACTTGCAAGCACTGCTCTATAGGAGTCGCTAACAAAAGTTCTAGATTAAGGTGCTTATGAGGATAAGCCTTAAACTTAGAATACATACGAACGCTTTTCAAGGCTTTTTCTAAGGCGATACCCCTCCCACAGACCACTATCTTGTGGCTTAACTTAAGACCATCTACCAAACTAGAATAAGAATTATAGTTGAGGTCTGGGTCATGCAAGTTACCAACATAGTCACACTCGTAATACTTTAGCCTACGCTTAAGTTGGTGGAATAGTTGGATGTTGGGGAGAATGTATTTCTTTAAGTCAGTTAAGTCTTTCTGACGGGTAGAGTAAAACTTCATGATAGCTAAGTCTTCCCAAGAAAGAACATAAACCATAAGATTGGAGTAAGTGAACTGCTCATCGAAAGTCATCTCCTCGATAGCTGGTACAATAAGAATACCTTCTATATCGTTTGATAACGAGAACTTAGCCAACTCAGAACTACTTAAAGCCAAACTACCAACATAATCAATGTCAGTAGTTACACGTTCTCCACGAGTGAGAATCGAAATGGCAGAGCCACCAGTAATTATAATTTTACCAGTAGTACCCCTCTTAGCGAGAGAATAGTTAACCTCTTTCAAAATCTCTTTAATGCTAGAGTACGATAAAGTCTGGAAAAACATAATACTTGCTCCTCTTCTTATCAGATAGAAAATACTTAGCCAACTTAACTAACTTAGGCAACCCATCATCACTACCTGAAAGATAAAGTTGTTGATTTTCTTCTTTCATGAGCCACTCAAAAGCCTCTAGTGCTTCTACCTCTCGTTCATCTGAGAGATACCAACTCTGACAAAGAAGATACTTTAAAGTTCTTTTAAGAAATTCCTGTGTCATGAGATACCCCCTAGGAATGTTCCTTACCAGTCATGAACTGCGTTACGCAAGCCAAGAATAAAACTTACAGGTAAAACGATGCTTACAATAGGAATTTAAACAAAAATCATGCGAAAAATGTCTTGTAAATGAAAAATCCACAAAGATGGCTTCGTAAATAAGGAACTTATAAAATAGGCAAGGGTTTTTAGCCCTACCAACACATACACTGCAGACAATAGATGTTTCGTACCGACTCTAACTCTCATAGGCTCTCGACTTCCTACTACATAGAGTCCTTTTTGGATGTACGGACTGGCTCGGCGACCATCAACTTTCACCTAACAAGAGTAAATATCTTGTAATATGTTTCCATCTTAAACTATATGGACAACAAACCCCAAAAAGGGCTGCAGTATTAGGCTACTAATACGAGTTCTACTGTTATAGTCCACTTACGAGGACGTCACTGCAAAGGATTCCCTTGAGAACACCTCTACGGTTCCTAGCTCTCACCCTAGTCATACCGAGGTGACCTAATGACACGCATTAGATACTTATCTCCCCAATCGAACTCTACATCAGTCGTTCATGTATATGAGGCTACCTAACCCACGCACAGATGCTTCCACCTGCTGACTTTCTAGTCGTCATCACAATCAGTACCCTATCGGACACTGACGGCTTATCGAATTAGAGGTTAAGTACCTATCTAGGCTCGTCACACCCTTACAGATAGGTTTTGCCTAAAACCACGGACGGACTCTAACCGACAATGTAAGATACCCTAGGGATAACCTACCTAACATGGAGTAAAAGAAATACCCCTCGTGGTTGAAATGAAGAAATTGGATTTAAACCTTAAATGGGAGTTTAAGGAAATTTGCCTGTCGGCAATACCTACAACTGGACTCGAACCAGTATCACCTCGACAGAGAGGTACGTTCTCAGACGCTTTCCGATTCATCTAAAGCCGTTGCTTGCTTAAGACTATGTAGGTACTAGTGGCTAGGAAGTTCCACCACGTGATTTGCAAAATCACTTTTACAGACAAAGCACTTGAGGGAGTCACCCTTAGCATATTGGTGCTAACACTAGCTCAATCTGTACACAATCCTTTTTCAGCTACCCTCATTATCCTAGGGAACCTCCGACTTAGGGGACGAATAACCTTCTGCAATAACAAAAAGAAAAGATGTACTGCTCGTTTTACGCCTGAGCGAGCTCCTCAGTCCACCATGTGGATAACGCAAGATCGAAAATGCTTGAGGTTTTATTGGGGTTTACCTCTAACCACATACACCCACTGGGACTCGAACCCAGACGTCCAAATGGACACAGGATTTTAAGTCCTGAGCGTCTGCCAATTTCGCCATGAGTGCATTATTTAATTTGCATACCCCTAGAAGTAAGTGTTAAGATACACCTTGATAGCAGTTTCAATTTCATTGAAGACATAGTCGCCTAACTCTTGGCTTGCAGAAAACAAACGTTCAAGTTCCGTGCTACGGTGAGTTAAGTTTCTTAAGTAGTCATGAACTTGCACACCTGCAGTACCTTGATAAGACCAACCGTGAATTACATACCCTTGACGAGTTCTTGCACTAGTTAAGTCGTATTTTAGTATAGCTTCAAAGGGCTCGAAAACAGGACGTCCTGCTACCCAACCTCTGTGAGCGTACCCTGTTACTAAGGCTTGCAACTTGAAACCGTCTTTGTTAGGAGAAAGTTCTGTAATAATGTCTCCATGCAAACGTGCTTCAAGGTCTCTTAACATTTTGTTACTGACCTGTAATGTCTTCATAGTATCCTCCAATAAGTAAGTTCATAGCCTAACCCACATCTTCAGCTAGAAACCTCCGTCGATTAGGACTAGACCTACTCTAAGAACTACTATCATTTAGCAATTCTTAGGCATACTTAACTGTATGCTATGTCACCCAAAGGAGATTTTACATAGGAATCCCCCTTGGAATGGAGAGGATAGGAATCGAACCTACCACCTTCGGTGCTTCAAACCGACGCTCTACCAACTGAGCTACCTCTCCTAAAAGGCTCCGACTTTCGGAGCATGTAGGTATAAGTCCTAAGTACCTACTCTTGATTCCGTGCCTATTTCCACGAACAAGTCACCGACATTATACGGATTATCTTCGGTCACCGATATAAGTTTCCAGTCTTTTGTTTATTTGTTACACTTGATTGACTCATATCATACCATCTTTACGGTTGGAAGCTACCGTAGAATAGAACCCTTAAGCATACTGCCTCAATACGCTGACTCTATCTCTACCCTTTCGGTTAACCTAACATTTGAGGACTTAGGGCTGTTAGATACCCCGTGTAGACAAATATGCTAACAGGTGTTTGGTAGTCGTTACTACACGAAACGCTCAGTTAGACATAATCTACAAAAATAACACCCAATATTATTTAAAACCACCTACGAATAAGCAGTCGTTCAAGAACATGGAAATAGTTTCATGAACCTTGAAGTAGTTTTCATGCCCTACTCTTTCAATAGATTTCATCATCTGTTGAGAGAAGTAAAAATCGTCGCCAGTGAAGTAAGCATTTCCAAGACATTCACCAGTCCATCGGTTGTGTACCCTAACTGCTTTTGTGCAAGCTGAAAAGCTAAAATCAAGTGCTTTACTTTTAGATTTACCAAGATGAGTCCTATTACGCTCGGTAATTAAACGTCTAAGACTTACTGGTATAGGTTTTCTAATCCTTTGCATACTACTTCTCCTTTCTGTAAGATAATGAATATGGCTTTGAGGGGAATCGAACCCCACACTGTCTTGCAAAACAGTAACCCCAAGTCAAAGCCACGTGCGTTTTTAATTCTGGTAAAGCTAGACCTCTGCCCAAGGCTTTCTAACACACAAAAATCACCGATAACCCACTAATGCGTCTAAACTCCCCTGCGCTAGAGGTAAGATCATTAGTGCAACTTCCGAACGTAGTACTCCATTCGGAGGGCTGGCTGTCGCCCTTGTCGTTGCCGACAATACACCGTACGGGATTCGAACCCGTGTTACCGCCGTGAAAAGGCGGTGTCTTAACCCCTTGACCAACGGTGCTAATACTTAATCTTCATTTTCTTCAGAGTTATCTTCTATAAGAGTTATCTTAGATGTATCGATACCCCTAGCTTCTAGTTTCTGTAGTAATTCATCTAAAGGCATTTCATACATAATAAGTACCCCTAACTAATATATAACTAGTTTACCATGTATGGTAAACTAAAGCAACTCTACTTAAAAAGTAAAATAAAGTTATTACGGTGACAGGATTTGAACCTGCGCTCTCGTATCGGATACCCTTAACGAAGCCTTTCCCCTTGGCTACACCGCTGATGTCTAGGTTGTACTGCCCATACCCTCTATGCAAAGGTTAGATTATACTGCTCAACACTATTGCAGTCACTTACCAACAAGGATTCAATTTTGTGAATTTAGCCAAACCATTGAAAGCAAGTGCTCCTCGATACGTTCAAGGCAAACGGTCAATTATTTACCCTCGCGGATGACGGACGAGCAAGCATACTGCTCTTTAGTACAAACTAACTATAGTTCTGTTCTACCAACTGAGCTAAAGATCCTTTTTGTACTCTTCGATAATAGTGTTGATAAGTTCTTCTGTGATTTTACAATTTTTAAACATGCCTGTATGTCGAAAATTGTTGAGAAACTCTGGAAAGGAATCCTCTAAGAAATCAGTTGGTACTAAAATCGAAGTATTATCAACCACACCACTGATGTCATACGATAACCCATCATCATCTGTCCAAACACTATGATTAGCATCAGGCAATATTATATTGATAGTGCCACGTTTAAATGTGGCTTTTAAAATGTTTGCGAAATGCCAACAATAACCGTTTGTAAATTGTTGCTGCAAAACAGTCTTACCTGTATCAATAGGTAACTCATCTGAATAAAGGTTAAACAGAAATTCTTGAATGAAGTCTAGTACATGATTAGAGGCATTTGGATAGGTGATTTTTTGATGTAATAACCAATCTGATTTTGTTTTAAAAAATTGTTCCTCTTTTTGGTGCATAATTTTCTCCATATTATGTTACGGACGAGCAGATGAGACTAATACCCACCAAAGCCACCAAACATACGTTGAGGGTAGTAGTCTTTTGTATCTCGGTTATAGTGATACAAGGTAAGACTAATGCCGTTCAACGCACAGTAGCTGATAACGGCTGCTGTAAGGACTGTTAAGCCTGTCACATATAGGTTAAGTATCTTCTCTCCCTCAAAGCAAGGAACATCGTCATAGGAATTTTGGTTCATGCCTATACGTGGTACTAGCTTGATGCCCACAAGTTCAATAAGTTTTTCTCTTACCGTGTTGTTGATGTAGTCTAAGTCAGTCGGGTCTACCTCTTTTGGGAAGATAAAACCGTCTACTGGAGGGAGGTCGTGGCGACCTTCTGTAAGACCTAATGTAACAATTTCTTTCATCTCTAAAACCTTTCCTAAGAGTTTACTACCTGTTTAGGATAATAAATACCCCTAACTACTATAAGGCTAGTTTAACACACATGAAGATGTAAGGCAAGTAGAATTAAAAACTCTTCGTATGGGACTCGAACCCATGATGTTTCAGATTGTCACTCGAATGAGACACCTAGCAATTATTCTGCACTGAAACTGTCACCTAGTGGAGCATGAATAATCTACTCCAACACCTCTACCACGAAAAGATAAGGGCAACCGAAGTTACCCTATTGTTGTATGGAGCCGGTGGGGTTCGAACCCACGTCCAAACAATCGCACCTAACAACCCTTCTGCACTCTGCTACATTTAAACATTCGACTTTAGGTAAATGCACAAATCCTAAAGCTATATCTCTAATTTAACTAGAGGTTCGAGATACCCCTTCTAGCGATTGACTGGATTTATAGCTACTAACTGCATAGTCACCTACAGATAGTCGCTCGTCAGTATGACAATTTTTGTTTGTGTTGATAGACAACTAAGCCGAGGCTTAGGCTGCCATCTCAACTGGAGCAAATTGTTTTGCAGTTATGTTTAGGTTTGGTGATTACGTCACCACTCGGAGTGAGGTTATTAACCTTGAATGCCTGTCGAATCCAAAAATCGACCCCTTAATAATATTTAGCCTCGTAAGGATATACCCTAGCCAAACTATATATCTATTTTAGCATAGTCTTAGGAAAGTTGCAATAACTTTCCATAAAAACTTTGCTACAATTAAGACTAGTAAGATAGCCTAGATCCAAGAAACGAAAGTAACTCGTATTTTGAACTTATTTGCATCATAGTAGGATAGTCTTTCTCCTCTACCTTTGCTTTTAAGTTACCGCCTGAACTAGGGTCTTTAAAGATGATAGTAAACTCTTTAAAGTTATATACTCCAAATTCTACCAATACACCTCTATTGTCTTGAGAATTATACCCTAAGACTGATTTAAGGTGTTGTTCTATCTGAGATAAACAAGACTTCATCTCTTCATGAAGTTCCACAAACTTACTAAAAGGTATCATATAAGTACCCACTTACTTTTGCTATAAGACTATTTTAGCACAATCTAGAAAAGGAAACAAGTAGTCTGCAGAGCAAACTACTTAGTTATTTAGTTTAACCAACTAATACAGTAACCACAAGGTCCAAAATCTACATCAGATACTGCTAACTCACCGTAGTAATAAAATTCAAAGGATAGAGAACCTAATTGTGAATACCGTTCTTCTAGTAAATCAAGTAATCTTGCTGCTAAGTCAAGGTTCTCACTAAACAGTAAACCCCAAGGATTACCTTCTGTATTAGTTCCATCAAGATTTAAGTTACCTTAGAAATGTGCTTTAGGCTTGTCTAAGTAAACACCTATTGCGATTGAGCCATCTTCAACGAACTCATAAACGTCTACGTTCTCGTAAGCACCTTTTCGGCTACCCTTAGAAATCCTTAAACCTAAGAAGTTAAGTAACTCTTGCAGAGTGGCTTTATCTCCTAGGTAGTCTATTTTCTTGTAGTAGTCGGTTAGAGTGAAATCTTTTAAATTAGTACCCATTACCTAACTTGCTCTAATCGTAAGTGAACCACTACCCTGTCTTTGTAATCAGTACGGTCGACATCACGTTGCAGACGGTAAGAAATGTAGTGTTCTGCGATGTGGATATACCCATTTGTCAGTAGTTTCTCTTCAACTAAAGCCTGTACCATAGAAATAGTTACTTCGTCTGTACCATTTTCCTGTAACTGGGTTTCGATAGAACGAGCGATGCGACCTAAGTTGTCAGCTAAGTCGTCAGATACAACATATACTGAACTTGCTGCTTTAGATAATGCATTGTAGATTTTGCTTGCGTCGAAGTCGACCGTTGTTCCGTTACGTTTAATTATTTTCATTTAACTACTACCCTTCTAAGTTATTGAACTTGATACTCCACAATGTAGTTGTAGAAAGCACCAACATTCTCTTTAAAGACTGCACCTGGTGCATCTTCTCGAGTGTACTGTACTACAAGATAGCCAGTAACTTTGTCATAAGAGATATCCTTTCTTTCCGCTAAGCACGATGACTAGCTGTGTACTCTAAGAAGTGTTTAACCTCTTCTGGGTGAATTAAGCCCGGTCTATCTTTTCGTTGGTACAATACCATAATTCTGTCGCTACTCTTATCGTATTCAATACTCGTTACTTGTAGGTAAGCTGTATTAAACTCTTGAATAACCCATACTGAACCAATACCAATTTTACGTGTCCAGTAGTCTAAGCGTTGTGGGACTGTTAATTCTGTTACCGTTCTAATACTCTCCTTCTAAAATAAGACCTTGATACCCTTAAAGTTATAGAGATACCCCAAGAAAGACGTCTCCTTAATCACTACACCCAAAGGCTGAGATAACCAATACTCCAAAGAATCTCTACCAAACTGCCGTTCTAGAGAAGAATACAATCGGTTCTGCTTTAGGAATGATTTAAAAGTGATAGATAAATCTTCTAAGATTAAGATATTTTTCTCTTTCTTTAGACGACTCTTTAAGTAATCTAATTGATTGACGTGCAAGTCTGGTCGTTCCGCATCGAAGTAGTAATACTCTTTATAAGTTTCAATCTTCTTCTTTAAGGAAGAATAACTAGACAACTTAGGGAAGATATAGTAGATTAAGTCTTCTAAATCCTTACCCCTTGTAGAAAACAGTTTCATAACTGCGAGGTCTTCATAAGAGAGTACCCTAACTCGCAAGTTCTTGAAACCATTCAGCTCCAAGGCTGAATACTCATCAGTACCATATAGAGCAAAGAAAGTCTTTACATTACCGGATAAACCTAGACTACTTAAATATTCTTTCGGAAGATACCCTAATGAGCCAATATAATCAATGTCCGAAGTCATACGAGCATCTCCTAGCAAGGCTAGAGCTGAGCCACCAACGATTAGTACTTCTGATGGTGATGGAGTACCTTCGAGTTTCTTGTCTAACTCATGTAGTCTTTGTAAGATTTCCGATTTAGATAAGAACATAGCAACTTAATCCTTTCTTTCGAAATATCCACCTAAAGCCATTTGCACATTTAACCAAACTTTATGAGGTAACCGTTCTTCAGACATACTAGAAGAATATTCACCTGACTCGAACTTAGATATCATGTCAGAGTACTCTGCGTAACGGATTCGGTCAGGTACGAACAAACGTTGCGCTTTTAGGAATTTGATTACTTTTTGGTCGTTTTCAGATAACGTACCCATAGGCTAACCTCTAACCTTCTTAAACCTACCGTCAGTAAACTTATAGACTGGCATAGTTTCTTCTAAAGGTTTACCTTTAGGAATGAAAGTGTTGATGATACCATAATCAACTACGAAAGCACCCATTAGTCTGTGGTAATAGACTCCATAGACTACTAATTCACGAGAATCACCACTATGTACAGGCTTCCAATAAGAACCGATACCTATTTTACGTGACCATTCTCTAATTCCTTTTTCGATTTCTTGGCTTGATAGCATATAATTTCCTTTCCTTAGATACCCATTAAATAAGTATGTATTTCTTCTTTGTAGTACCTATTGGTAAATACTTTCCAATTACACCACAAATGAGCAAGTATTTACATTTCTTGATGACTCCTCTTAATACGAGAAGAGTAAGTATCAAAACTCAAATCTGCATTTATGAAGAAAGTAATTGAAGAATGCAAAGTTGTAAATACTACCTCGAAACCATACCTAGAAGTATTACCAGTCAAGGATAACTTATCAGTAGATGTTAAGTGACTAGCATTAAATTTTGCTACTAGACATTTAATCTCTTTATCTGAGATAACATAGGTAGTACCCATAGGGTTGAAAACTCTTTTATACATATACTGTACCCTTAACTTAGTAGTCTAGGACTTACCCCTCATCTTTTGCACCTCAGAATAGACTCGAGCAGAAGATAAGATTTGTAAATCCCCTACTTTACCACCATTTTGCTTAATTTTAGGTTTAACTACTTCTTCCAAGTAGTCTTTTGCTTTGTAGTCTGTCATGAAGTGAGTTCCATGGACTAGGAGATTTTCCCAATCTTCCCTACCAATAGGAAGAAAACTACCACCCCTAAAAGGACTGCTGACGAAAACACCTAACTTAGAATCATAGATGTAGTACATTCCCTTGAAAGGATTTTCATTACCACTAGAGATACGAAGTTCACTAGCATATAAAACATTCCAAAAAACAATAATGTCGCTTTTGGCTAGGTTTTCTTTCTCACTCTCTAGTAGTCGATTGAAGTAGTTTCTATCTTCAAACGGTAGAATGTAATTGTTTAAGTACTCTGGGTAATGTTTGAAGTGGTTATTGGAGTAAGTAACACTATGCTTCTTACCCCCAACCGTAATGGTGATAGTTACTTCATCCTTGCTTAGGTTAATTACAAGGTTATTAAACTTAGAGGAAGAACCATTAAAACCATCATAGAACTGCAGGTCTCGGATACCCCATAGAACAGCCTTATACACTAGGGGTTGCAATTTTCCTAAGAGAGAACCCTCATAGACGTTGCCATGATTAATTGTATCTTTTGCATATGTCTCTAATCTGGAATTTTCTTCTGCAGGAATTTCAACAACAGTCGACTCAGTACCTTTCCGTTGGATTTCTAATACTTTAATATCACTCTTCTTTACGTTTTTCATGTGTTGTTGGTGAGAAGTTTTAGCTAATGAATTACTAGACTTAAAGAAATTGGAAATGTTGGAAAATAATCCCATAATAAGTAACCTCCTGTATAGTAGGAAGTGCAGACCTATGAAAGTCGACATCCCTAGAGTAATTTAGAAAAAGAAGTTTAAGTTCGCCTATTATACCCTACTTAAAGCTGGGTTATAGGGAATAAGGTACTAACCTTTGATATTTAGTACCTAAAGTGAACCATTTCACCTACCAATAAGCTCTTTTGGAGGATTTAGTAGGCTATGAAGTAAAAACCTTTTACAGTCTATACCCCACTTAGCAGAGGTTTAGGACATAACTTCACGAGAACTTTGACTGTTAACGCTACTGACTCTAAAGTTTGCATCTGCTAAGTATGCGCTAAGTAGGACTCGAACCTACAACCAAACAATGGGCTCCCCCTCCAAGCTCAGGGGTGGGTGTGCCAATTTCCCTATTAGCGCCTATAAATATAATACCTCAAGTTAATTGAGTAAGACTTACTACCCTTATTCAAGATAGTAAGCCGAGTTGCTATGAACTAAGTCAATGCAATCTTTTCAGCATCGGAAAGACAGGATTCGAACCTGCGACTTCGTGCTCCCAAAGCACGCACTCTAACCAAGCTGAGCTACTTTCCGATAATAGTATTTCCTTCCCACTAAGTGGGAGAGGTAGGTTATACTACCTCAAATTTATATTACTACTAAATGAAATGGACTTAATAGTAGTAATAATACCCTTGATACAAGTACATTGGATAACCCCATGCGTCTGTATAATCATGCCAATAACCATAGTAATCGTAGTAACCATAGTAAATCGACTCTCCACTATAGTCAGTTTCGTAAGGGTACTGCTTAGTGTAAGAGCTGAGGATAGGGTCATGAGTGTTACCCATAGCCTGGTTGTCTTCAGCATACAAAGGTTTTTCAGCTTTCTTAGGTTTTACAGTTGAGAAATTACGGACTGGAGGTAAATGACTACCACCCATGACTTCTCCCTCATCTGCAGATACCGAAACAAAGCTAAATACAGATAGAATTGCAATAAGTGAGATAAATCTCTTCATTATAGATACCTTTCTAAAATAATTATACTATCAAAGTAAACTTTGATATAACACCAATATAATAATTACACTAATTAAATTATTTAGTGTAAATATATCTTGGCTACGACAAACCAACCTTATGCAAGTTGATTTGCCTAAGTCCCGTATTTGTAAGGGATAACGGATTTCTTTCCAGTAGTTTTGTGTCGTACTTAGGACAAATTTTTTGCCAACTTTATGCCTCTGAGTACAAGGGTATGGTATCACCCAAAGCAGTTAAGGCGACTTACTTAGGTCAATTTAGTTGCCAACTTTACAAGCAAAGCTTGACGGTAATGGTATCTCCGTTGGTTTAACGTTACCTAACGAAACAGTTTAGACCATGCTTAGGGTAAGGAAGATGTGGGATTCGAACCCACGTGCCGTTTTACCGACCTAACGGTTTTCAAGACCGCCCCCTTATAGCCAGACTTGGGTAATCTTCCATATAAACTAAACAAATAGCTGACTCATAGAGCGCTCTATGAGTCACTTACCCCAGTCGCTCCGCAACCAAACTACTTGTCTTTCTACCGTGAGGTAGAACTCCACCAACAGGGCTCGAACCTGTGACATCATGATTAACAGTCATGCGCTCTACCAACTGAGCTATGGTGGAATAATAAGATACCCTTTGCAAGTAAATTAGTAAGCTCTTACCCCTGCCAACTCAGATAGAACCTTCTAGATACGAGTTGATCAATTCTCGATTTATACAGAGCCTATCAATAGGGTTACTATTTAAAAGAAACTAGGCTGTATCTGCAATGCTTATCTTTGCTTTTGCACTTATTTACTTACTACTTACTTCAAAAGGTTAGCTAATAACAACTTACTAGCTATAACTCACCCACCTTTCACAGTGAATGAGCCTAAAGGATATACACATGAAAAAACATGTAAGATCCGTTTGGCATGAACCGAGCAGGACTCGAACCTGCGACCAACGGATTAAAAGTCCGCTACTCTACCAACTGAGTTATCGATTCTAAATCTGCGTTTATCTGAGGTGCAGATACCCCAACAAGTAGTTAGCGCTTTTACTCTTGTTACGGTGGTTCTTTATTGTCACTCCACAAATGACGATGTTTCAACTTAAAGGGTCTGGTGACTTCTCTTGACCAACCTCCTTAAGCGAATGATGACCTAGCCTGCGACAACTAAGCCACCCTAAAAGGATAATTATGAATTCTGCCCTAGTATAACACCCCCACTAGGGCATAAGACTTAAATACCGTTTAAAGTATTTAAGCCGTATTATGACGAGATTTGCTAGAAAAAAGTCCAAAACTAGCAATGATGTAAGCGCCTATCACAACACTTACACCGAAAACTGAGGTATAATGAAATCTGTAATCAAACTTCATTTGCCTAAGTCATGACGCTTAGGCTAAGATGTAAGCACCTCCGACAGTACTTACACCAACTCAAAAGGAAATAGTCTGGCGAAAACGTGTTTAAACGCAAGACTCGGTGGCGAATGGATACCCCACCTAAGACACAAACTCCGACCAAAGAGCCTATGCCAAAAGGATATTTTACCCTTTTATGGTTAAGATTCTGCACATAAATTTCTAATGTGCATAAGATGTGAATACCTTTTACAATATTCACACCAAAGGTAAACACATAAAAATGTTACCTATAATAGAGGTTCTGAAACCTTTAAGAAAAGCTATTGACCTGAGTTTGTAATAACTCCACCTGCACCGTTGACAGTTACCCAACCGTGCTTTTCCCTTGCCTCAGCCTCTTTCATACGAATGAGGTTATCTGTGATGGAATCAGACTTCACTTTGTTAGCCTTTGCCTCCCCTTCGGCTTTGATTACGGCATTATCTGCTTCAGCTTGGGCTTGGACTTTCTTAGTCTCAGCTTCTACTTCAGCTTTAGCTTTTTCTTGCTTAGCCGTATCGATTTCCTTTTGTTTAACGCTCTCATTCTTGATTGCGTTTTCTATCTCATCTCCAGCATCTTGGTCAGTGATAGTAAAGGAAACAAATTCAAGGTCGTAAGACTCAAACTTATCTTTCAAAGCCTTATCAATAGCCTCGTAGACCTCTGTCCTCTTGTTACCTAAGATATCATAGATATCATAGTCACCTGTAACTGATTCAATTGCCCTCTGCACTGCAGGGGATACTACACTATCATTAACAGTATCTAATGTAGTGTAGTTGGAAAACACGGTCATGGCTTTTTCTTTGTTTACACGATACTTGACGTCAATGTTAGTGTTCAACCACTGACCGTCTTTGGTCTGGGTTGTAATCTTTTCCATCGTCTTAGTTTGAACAGACGTTGGAAGAGTGTACACAGTATCAACGAATGGGATTTGGAAGTGATACCCTGTTTGGAGGGTTGTGTCTTGGACACCACCAAAGGCACTCACTCTAACACCTACCGTATTGGCTGGGATTCGCTTGACTGCTAGTACCCTAAATAGGACTAAGGATAGGATAATTAAGAAGATATAAATACCTTTCTTAACGCCTTTAGGGATTTCCGGAAGTTCTTTGAACTCCTTGTAGTTTTCATTTTGATACATATTGTTGCACCTCAAAGTTTTCTTAGTGATAACTTTAGTTTAGTTAGCACCAAACAGTCAATACTTAGCTTTGGAAAGTATTATTTGTTTGCTACCAACTAATACAGAGGAATACCAACTAATAAGTATAATATTAGTTTACAATAACTTAGGTGAGGTTACAATAGTCATTAAGAACCCCACCTAAAGTAATGTATAGTATCTTTAACTAAAATGAAATATAAAACTATTAATTACATTTTACAGAATTACATACTTTTTCGTTAGTGCTGTACAGAATGTTTATAGAATTCTCTAAGTCACTACCCTCTTTGAGGATTTCTAGCTCTTCCCTTAATACCCCAGTGTAGAACGAGAGTACTCTAGGCTCAGCCTTAGGTTCGAAGTTAAGTGTCTTCTCAACTTGTTGATAGAAGAAATGTAATTCTTCGTTCGATTTTGTTCTTTCTTTTAGTTCATTGCTAAAAGCCATAAGTGCTTCTTTGTAAGACATAAGTAAATCCTCTTTGAAAGTAAAAATAACTAACTCTAAACTAATATAACTGAAACAAGTACAAAGGTTTCTATTTTAGTAGAAATTAGATTGCATATTAGATAAAAATTAGCGATACTTTAACATAAAAAGTTTAGCCTATTTAGTTAGGCTAAACAAATAATCAAAGTTTAAGAAAAAATTTGATACGAGGTAATTTTAACTAACTTAAGATACCCCAACAGCCTCTTTTGCAAGTTGGTCTACCAAATCATTAACCTTTACACCAGTATGGCTTCTAACCCATATAAGATGGATATGGTTAACTCCGTGTTGTTTTGCATACGTTAAGACACGTCTAATATAATCTGAGATAGGGGTGTCACCACCAGTACCCCAACAAGCTTGACCTCGAACTACTACAGTCTTAGGAGCTGACCATCGGACGATACCCTCATAGTCGCAGACTACTGTAATTGCAGGCAACCTACGCTCAACTGCCATAGAGATAGCCGTCGCATAAGCCATCACCTCACCTGCTACGTTGCGAGATTGTGCAAACTCTGGTTTGTTACCACTAATTCTCCTAGTGTCTAGTAAGTTCTTAGCGCTATCATATACTGCAACACCACCACCATAGACACCAGTCTTTGTGTTAAATGAACCATCTACCACAAAGACAGTACCATGTAGGTTTAAGGAGAAAGGATCGGTGTCCTCAATCAAGCGAATTGTACCACCAATACCTTGCTCGTTTTGGTAGGGGACTACCTTCTTCTGACTAACTTTAGCAACCTTACCGTTGATAAATGCTTGAGCCTCTTCCATAGTGGAGAACTTCTTGAACTGTGCTTTAGGCATTCCGTTGACGATTGCTTTACATTCGTCCCAAGTATTTACTACTTGCTTAGTGTTTTTAATAGCGTAATAAGAGTTTTTAGCCATAAAGACCACCAATTTTCAATCTTTCTAAATAACTATAAAACTATTTTACTACTTCTCAGCTAAAATTCCAATAGCTATGATACTTAAAAACCATACTCCTGACAGTATGATGTAAGTAGAGTCATCGATGTGAAGATACCCACTAAGCCCTGATATAGAGAGCAGATAGGCTACTAACCAAAAGACAATGTAGAGGTAAGTGACCACCTTTACATTGTCTGAATAGTGCTTTAATGGTTTAAATCTGCTACCATCTTTGAAGATGCCTTTAGACTCTGCAATATAAAGAAACAAGAGAAAACCTAAGTAAAGACCTAATGAGAAGATTTTAACCATATATGAATACCCCTATACAATAAGCCAACGATAGTGACCTAAACCATGTTTTATTTGCGAATACCCATTACTAGGCAACTCATAGTAAATAAAGACAGTTACTTCCCTAAGGAAAACCATCCCAACTAAAAGAGCATACTGAGTAGTAGGGTAGTTAAGAGACTGCATAACGTTTATAACAATAATGTAACTTGAAGTTACTACCATCTTGTAAGAAGATTTCCTTACAAGATAAGTATTAAGCCACTTTAAGTTATACTTGAAGTCTTCGTTAAACAAAGCTTTAGTAATTAGTAAAGATAGGGAACTAATTACATTACGAGTAACTAATACCCAAGCTAGGATAGAGATAACTGTACTAAATTCCATTTTAAACACTCTTCTTATCTAAGGAAACTGCACGATTATACAAGTCTGTTAATACTATTTGAAAGATTTGTTCCATAGTAAAGGTTGCTTGCTGTAGTACACCTTGCTTTTCTTTATAGTTGAAAGAAAAGAAGATTATAGCCAACTTAAAGCTCATTACTAAGGACAAACCTAAAGCGAAGTTTTCTTCAATAGACTTTAGGAGTCCAGGTGATTGTAATGTAGAAAGATACCCCACTAAGATAACTAGGAGAAACTCTACAATTAGAATAGGGTAGAGAACCCTTAACTTACTTTTCCATGAAATCATTTTTTTTATTTCCTTCCTTAAACCAATTCCCTACCAATAAGTACTTAAACACCTACCATCTAATCTAACAATAGATAACCAACACTGACCAATAGGTATATTAGTGAAAGGTGCTGCTACTTCTCTTCCATTACTTAAAGTTTCTGGATAGCTAAGAAACTCAATAATATCGTTACTTAAAACCCTTGAATATCTAGCTGGTTGCCAGTAAATACGAGAAAGAGCGAAATATTTAGGGGAAGATACCAGTTGTTTATCGTCAATTACTATAAAACTACCATCTCTAAGTTGAGGACTCCACTCGTCATAGAACTTTTTGAATACTTCTCGTGCTACAGTAAAGTAAGTCTTATTTACAGAGTAAACAACTCCACTATAATCTCTACCTTTACCATAATTTTTAATGTTAAGGTGAGTGTTTACTTGAATTGTTTCTTTGAAACTTGACAGTGATTTTGACATTTTGGATACCCTTACTCCATACCTCCTAACTTAGACTCTTCAATCAAGATTCCAAGCAACTCGATAATGCTAGAAATACCTTTATCAAACTGCTCCTTCTTGTCTAGGTAGGCTGTTAAGATTTGAGCCTCGTTGAGAATCATTCTTTGTGTTACATTTAAGTCTGGGAAGTTCTCTTCAGAGACTACTGGAGCAATTTCAAAGTAGTTCTCTCGACTACCCGCCAAAGGGCGACACAACCTAATGTACTCATAAGATTGACTAGCCTTTTTTGCCCAGTTGATTGCTTTTTCTAAATCCTGTAAACCACCTTTGTGTTTATAGCGGATTACATACTCAACTACCGTGGAGATAGTATGAGGGAAAAGTGATTGCAATGTGAAGTCCCAAGACTCAATTTTGTTTTGCATGTAACGTTCTGGGTGAAGTAATTCTTCGTTTTTTACATATTTTTCTGACATGTTAACTCCTAAGTGTTACGACAAACCTCTTCAATTAGCTGACTCATTACTTTGGCTTTAAACTTCTCAGCACAGTAAAGTTCATACTGACGTGGCATAGTGTACTTTAAGAAACGTTTAAAGCCTACATTGGTGCTAGGAAAGTCGCTTCTACGAAGATACTCACCACAAGACCAAAAAGGAAAGCGACCTGAGTTACGGAAACGAGCGAACTCTTGAATTATTTTTACCCATAGTAGGTAAACTTGCTCTGTTTGAGGGTCTACCTCTATAACAGAACCATCGTATTTAGTGTAATTAGACATGAGATACCCCCGTTTGGGAAGAGATAGAGCAGAAATCTTTCTTGTCAAATCTTTCAACATACATGCTATACAGGAAGTAACTGTCAGCATAAGTTTTAGTAAACTTATCTAGAGTATGTTTTAATTTCTGACCTAACTGTAGAGCTGAATTAGCCATAGCTGAACCAGTAACTACAAGAGAGTATAAATATTCGTTTCCCTTGTAACCTTGGAGATTTTTCATCTTCTTACCCTTTATACGATTGAAAGATACTCTGATACGGTCTTCAGAATATAAGTTGTCATCTCGTAGTATGTAGATAGGGTCCTTTAATAGCATATCCATAAACCTTAACTCCATAACAGGTGGTAAGGTTACGTCCCCAAAGTTAATATTTGCAACCAAACTGACATTGAAATCGTGCATAAAATACTCCTTTACTTCCAAATAGGTGGGGTCATAGCTTCTAGCAATACCCCGTTGCAAGCAATAACCAAGTAAGTTAAAACTATCAAACCAACAGTATTATAAATAATTAGACCTAGTTCTAAGTTTTTGTCGAAATTATTAGTCAAATGAGAATAAGACTCGAAATAAACTGCAACAAAGAACCAAGTAATAATCAACACTGCAAAGACAGGAAGTAATACATACTTAGCACCAAAGATACCAGTTACTACCATACCCAATACAATCCAAGTAGGTAAAACTAATAATGGACACCAAGAAGTGTAAAAATATAGTGCAGATTTAATAGATTTAATCACAGTAGATACTCCTTTAGCCATAGAAATCTTTGTCAGATACATACTCAAGGCGTCTCTCACGTTGGTTGTAGTGGTAGTAACTACCCAAACGAACTGTGCTTTGTTTTGAGTACTTGTTTTCTGAGATAGATGAGAAGATTACAAGATTTGCACAAGACTGAGTAAGGACTTCGCTAAGTGCTTTGTGAACTAACTTATCTACATCTTTGTCAGAGTAAGCATCTGCATGAGCCATAATTGACAAATGATAAGATAAAGTAGAACGCTCTGCATCGTCATCACGAAGAACGAACCCCAAGTCAGTTGCTTTCTTCAAAGATACCGAGAATTCACTAGGTAAAAATATGCATGGGGAAGAAAATAACCAATTGTTTAACCTTGCCTTAAACTTGTGAGCATCTTTTGATAAAGACTCCTTACTAGAGTTAGGAAAAGATAATACCCCCGTTAACGAAAAACGTACATATTGACTCATAAGTAACCTCCTATTTCTTTTCGAATATACAAACACACTTCGTGTCAAACGGAACTGAATCCAACTTAAAGTATTTCTGTAGATATACCAAGTAACTATCATCTTTAGATGTGTAGCTACTCTGTAATTCTAAGTAGTCCTTCCAAGGAGAAAGAATCCACTTATTAAGTGCACCAGTTACGTTATACTGCTCTCTTGACTCACGACTTAACGAACCCAATCCCCAAACTGTGTGAAACATAATCTCATAAGCGTCTTTTACGTTAGTTACGATAGAGCCGTCTTCTTTTACCTCTATGTCACCGATAATTGAATTTCTTTGGAGTTCGTTAATCCAAGTAAATATCTCTTCTTGAGCCTGAGTTGATACAGGGTGTAGAGTAAAAGACTCAGACACATCTGGATTTGCCCAATCACGAATAACTAAAGAGCCACCCTGCTTTAAAGCACCGACAAGCATTGAGATAGTTTTTGTACGTTCTTGACGGTTGAGGTAACTTATAATCTCGTGGAAAACACTAGAGAGATAAATAACATCAAACTGAGTGGTTTGGTTTAGTAAGTCACTCTTAGTGAGAACAGATACCCCCATACTGGAGAGCTCTGTTTGTACAGTCGTAGAAATATCGTATGCATAATATTCAGCGCCAGTGGAAACTACCTCAGATATAAACTCAGGTGAAATACCTGAACCAAAATCTAGAAGTTTAACACCTTTACCTAAGAATGGTTCAACTACTTTAAATTTTGAGTCGGCAGTTTTGTTCATTCTCTTAATATAACTATCACCATTACTTACATAATTATCCATGAATACCCTCTTAGTTTGCTTCATTATTGCAGATATCAATTGTTAGATTTCCATTTTTGAAGAAATCGGATAACTTGGTCTACTTCCGACTCATTTAGCCAGTATGCACCATAGTCATAAGAACTTCCATCACATGAACCTTTACGTTGACAAGTAACAAAGACCTTATCATCTTCATCTGTTATAGAGAAAACTCCTTTATCGTCCTCAAATTCTAAATCTGGAACATACATATTTAAGTACCCCCATTTTAAACTATGTACCTTGCAGGGCTCGAACCTGCGGTGACTCGGTTATGAGCCGAGGGCTTTACCATCTAAGCTAAAGGTACTGAATCACTATCAGCCGCAACATTCTAAACCCTAACAAGGAATCACCCTCAACCAAGCCCGTTGTACTTAATAGTGTAAGCTCTGTCTCGTGCATCACAGTTGATTAGACTGAATACCCCTAGGTCGGCTTATGCACCCTACTGGAATCGAACCAGTATCAGAGGATTAGAAGTCCTCTGTCATATCCATTAGACCAAGGGTGCTTCGAGGGGCAAAATACCCCAATAGTTATATAGTCCATAGGTCACTAGCCCTACCGAAGTAACCTATACTAATAGTTTACCAAACTTTTAGTTTAGTTGCAAGCGCCTTTAAGTAAAGAAATACAACTAGATATTATCTAGTTGTTAGGTTTCTTAGGAAATTGTGCAACAAGTTGAGGATGGTAAGACTTACTGTTGATGTAAGTTTCACCATAAACTCCACAGAACCTACAGATTTCTGAAGATACATACCAACTATGTAAATCCCCTATATACTTAGTTACGTTACTATATTTACCTATACTGAAGAGTATGTTTACGTTTTCTACTACAACTTGACGCTCTTCACTTGTTAGAGATAACCTAATGCCTCTCGGGATAGAGTAGATTATCTCCTTACCGTGTAGTTTTAGTAGATTTGTACCCCTAGCAGAAACAGAAATCTCACCTTTGATGTTTTCATTAGGGTCATGACTGAATACCAACCCCTCAGAATCAAGTTCTGGGTGTTGAGTGTAGAAACCACTCTCGTTTAAGATACCCTTGAACAGTTTGTCTAGGCGAGAGTAGGCTTCTTCTTTGTATTTTGGATATTTGGTTACTTTACTCATACTAACTCCTTAATCTCTGTTGATGTACTGATACCCACCCTCTTCCATAAAGAAACAGTATTCATCAGTAATCTCCCATTCCGAGATAGGCTTTCCAATAAATGTTGCTACATTCTGACTAGGAGAATGCTTAAAGAGTATTACTAGGTTATCATAAATAGTTCTATACTCCTTAGATGTTAAGAACTCTCTAGTATCGTACCCATGCAGACCAGTTACCTTATTACCAAAGACGGTTAAGACCTTGTCGCCCCTAATGTAGAATTCTATATAAGGGTCAAAGGATTTTCTTAGGTCTCCTCTAAAGGTAATCGTAATGTCTTGTGGTAAGCCAGTTCTAATGAAGAAATCATTTTCTTTTAAGAAAAGTCTTGCCACATCTTGTATTTTCTTGTAAGCATCTCGCTTATATTTGTAGTAAGGTTTGATTGTTGCTTTTGACATCTGTTACCCCTTTTGACTATCCCCTAATCCAACTTACAATGCTATCCCCTCCACCACCTCCTGGGAAAGGATTATAACGTGCTATCTCATTTTCTGAAGCCTTTACAATGTAACGGAATAGAAAATCACTAGGCTCATCTTCTGTTAGTTTACCTAAGTCAATAGTCGTTCTTCTAAACGATTTAAACTCTTCGAAAGCTAGAGGAACTTTCTTTTTCTCTACTTTAGCTGAGTCTTCTTCCCATTTATAGTAGTTATATAGAGCATTGCCATTCTCATAAGTTATCTCTCCAAGAAAACCACCATCGTGATAGATAGATATCTTCTTGAAACTATCTAAGGTGTAGGTAATCTCGAAAACAAAATCTTTAGGCAAGAAATTTAGCGGTTTATTAATACCCCAACCCCTAGATACAACATCTTCTACCGTTTTAACTAGATGGGTGAATGCTTCTTGTTTGTACTTATAGTAAGGTTTTACTATTTTCCTTCTTCCTGATGTATTTTTAGACATACCATATACCCCTAGCCACGATTTATATAAGTTGAACCACTTACAGACTTAAAGTAACACTCATTCTTACTAGCGTGCCAGTAAGTTATGGCATCATTGAGTTTCTTTACTACAGTAGAGTTAGAACCTGTCTTGAAAAGAGTGATAACATTCTTTGAAATGATTTGCGATTCTTCTAAAGTTAGTTTACTTCTCCCAGATAGGAAAGAGTTCTTTCTAACATGGAAATTAGTCTCTAAAGTAAAAAGCCACAAGCTTGAATTAGATACCCTAAAGCTTATAGAGCCACTACTATTAGATGCATCTTTAAATACTACTACATCAGAGTCCTTAAATTGAGGAAACTGTTTATAAAAACCAAACTCTTCTAACAAGGATTTTGCTAACTGGTTTAGATTGTTATAGGCTTCTTGTTTGTACTTGTAGTAAGGTTTAATAATGTTTAATGTACTCATCTTGCTAGTCTCCTTTTCTCTTCGTAAGTGTTTCCCCACCTACCTTCAAATTTCATCATGTTGTAGTCAATAGAATAACGTTCTATAGGTCCAATCTTCATCTGAATTGTATCATAACTACTTCCTGCAAATTTGTGTAGGATTTCTAGGTTTTTATAAATTATATTATACTCTTCTTTTGTTAGTTGCCTTCTTCGATAAGATAATGAAGTGTCATATATAATGTCTTTACCTTTAAGACTAAAGCAACGTCTACCACAAAACAGGACTTGGAAACCTTCAACCATACCCCCGATAGCATGACGGAATTCTTCTTCAAAGTAACTTTTATCGTAGTGTATGAAAAACTTGTCGGCATACCCTACAGTTTGAGGATATCTTCTAAAGAAGTCGGTTTCTCTTAAGATACCCATAAGCACATTTGTAATATTGTTGAACGCTTGTTGTTTGTATTTTGGGTATGCTTTTACATAGTTTTGTGACATTTATATACCCCCATTCTATTTCAAGGTTTTTGATGAAAGCTTAAGACTTGCTCTACCATCCTGATAAATAGAATAACAAAGAGAATCATGAAGAACAGTAACTGTACCATAATATATCTTAAGTTTACTAATCTCAGACGGTAATTTAGAGAAAGTTTTTAGAAACTCCTCTAGCAAGGACTTAGTTTTTAAATCTAAGCTAAGTATTTCTACTTCTGTATGATTAGATTTGAACTTGCAAATAACCCAACTTAAACTACCATTCGATAATCTTTCCTTTCGTATCATAGCTACTGGAAACATTGATAGCAGTATATCTACTGTTGGAGTACTTCCATAGCGTAAGTTAACCGTAAATCCAAGCGAAGTATTAAGATTTAGACTACCTGAGAAAGGAGTTGACATACCCCCGTTACGCAAGAGGAAGTTTACCAATGCACTGTTAAGTTTGGAGTAAGCTTCTTGTTTGTATTTTGGATAAGTTATTACAGAACTCTTTACCATTTACTTCACCTTTACTCTAGACTTGTCTTAAATTCTAACTTCGTGCCATCAGATTGCGTAATAGAGTAGTTAAGATAATCGTGCCAAATAGTGATTGACACATAGTTTAAATCAGATTTACTAGCTTTAGTTGGGAACTTACACATAGCTCTCAAGAACTCTGAAAGTGCTTCATCAGTAGCTTGGTCTAGTAAAAGTAAGTCTTCCTTAGAACTATCTTTAATGCTAGGTTTAACGAAAACCCACCTTAAACTACCGTTAGACAACTTTCTTTGGTGTAGGAAACCTACTGGAAATAATGATAGCCTAACACTGGTTGTTGTTAGATTACCATCTCGTAAATAAATTACAAAATCAAACCTAGTTTTATTATTTATCCTACCACCGAATGGATCTGACATATTCCTGTTACGGTCTATAAGACTAGCTAAAGCATTATTAAACTTCCAAAATGCTTGTTTCTTGTATTTATAGTAAGGAATGATTTCTGGTTTGTTTGGTTTCATTGTTTACCTTTCTATAATTTAGCTAAAGCGGATACCCCTGAGACTGGCTCAACTGAGCAAAAAACTCTCTGCTACCTAGTTTTTAAGATTTCGTACCTCAGATGCAAAATCACGTCTTTTATACCTATCGTTACCGTAGTTATAAGGGTCATTGCCAATACTTAAGTGATTAGAGTCGCAACGGAAGTTTACTTTCATTCTTTGGTCTTCTAGACCACCTGCTATAATTCTAAGACAACTCTCTACAGTTTTATCTAAACCATCTATAGCGTCTAGACCTGACTCAGTGTACTCTACCCACTTATTACCATTATCTGGTAGGATATAAGCAATATTAGGATACCCCGGCATATATCTGAAGTTAGCAACCTTTAGGTTTTTAAAGTACAAGGTAAATAGAGAAGAAAAACCAAAGATAGTGTCAACACTAGCCTCAATACTGTAATGGTTAAGACCGTTCTTAGGGACAATGGTTCGATACCCTTGAGCTTTCTTTACCATATACTTATCAAGATATTTTACTAGTTTGTTAAAAGCTTGTTGTCTTACCTTGGAGTAAGTTGTTTGTTGAATTGCCATAATTAACCTCCTATAGTTTTTCGTACCGAGTAATACCATCTGAACAAATGTATTTACTCTTTAGTTGTTTATAACTACCAGTGAAGTCCCAAAAGATAGGAGGTTCAGATACATCGTCATACCTCTGTAGAACCTCTATACAAGACATTATAGGGGAATTATAATACCCCTCTAGCCAAGCGTTTACTACTGGAATTCGGACTAAAGGAAAATCTACACTCCTTACAAACCCATAACTTAAATGTAATTTAAGGAAATTCTGTCGTCTGTAGAAAACATCTAAGTCAAGATTGCCTTGAGAATCTTGACTTGCCTTAATTTTGTACCCTTCTACGTCATGAGGTAAAGTAAAACCACAACTTCTGGGAATATCTTTTAATACCTTTAGTAAGTCTAAGTAAGCCCTGTACTTAGTGTGAGTAACAGGATTAGCGAGTTTTTCGTGCAACCTATCCTTTTGAAAGTGTTTTCTAACGTTTAGTTTCATGCTTACACCTATTTAATTTCTTTAACTTCAAAAGGAATTCGCCTATTCCAAGCAAATAAGCGTTGTGCCTGTGCTTCTGCACTTGCTCTAGTTTTCCATAACTTAGCTTCATTTAAATTGTCCGTAAGTTGAACATAATATCTTTTGTTCTTACGGTCGTAACATATATTAGATATAAGTCTCCCACTAAATGCAGAACTTAAAACAAACTTCCTCATAAAATCTACCCCCTCTAACGGTCTGGACTACCCTAAGTGAGCTCAAATTGTACAGAGTTCTTTAAGGTACGGCAATAGCTAGATACCCAGCTTCGACTAAATTTAATACTCCCCACGCTTAACAAGCTCAGAATAAACCAATTCAGCGAGTTTGTAAGTGTTGTCGTCAACATCTGGGCAATAAGAGCCACAATACTCACACTCAATCTCACAACCTGAACGTAGGTCGGATTCGTTATTCTCCCCACAATCCTCACAATACCAAGAAAACGCAGAAAAAACATTTTCCATTGAATAGAGTTCTGAAGTTGATACTCTAGCAGAGAGTTCCGCAGACTCAAGGACTTCAATAGCTTCTTTGTTAGTTTTGGTGCTGATTTTGATTTGTTCCATTTTATTATACCTCTTAATAATTTAATACCCCTAATTCCTCTCCAAACTAGGAAGAAACCAAAGTCTTAAGACTACCACTAAACCAAGTAGTAATATTCCTAAATACATACTAATTTTAACACTGTTTATAACGAAAATCAAGCTCATTTAAGTAAGAAAAAATAGGTAATGTACTTACCTATTTTCCGTAATCATGCTTTGGAGGGTAGTTTTGAACTCCTCTAAAATTTCGTAACTCTCGACACGTTGAGCGTACAATATAGAACTACCTTTAGCGATAATGATGTAAGGAACGTGAATTCCTTCAAAAGTGTCGCTACCAAAGTAATCTACCAAGTAAGCTGGAACACCACTTTCTACACTGACTACCGAATAAGTACTCGAATCGTTGCTACGAAGTACATCAGCGATAGGATTGCCAAACTCCTTACATACAGGACACCTAGGTTTATAGAGAACGTAAACGTGAATGTTAGAGGAGTTACGGTTGATGAACTGTTCAGCAGTATAAGTTTGAGCATTGGATAGTTCACTTAGACCACTAGTTCGTCCTTCTTGAATACCCCATACACCAAGCAAACCGAGTAAAGGTAATACAACTGCTAGGACGAAGAGGTACTTAAACTTGAAGTATTCTCGCATTAGACTACCCCTCTAGCAACAGAGTAAGGTACGAGAGAGTAATTCTTGTGGTTTAGCATACGATAAAGTTTTTTAGCGATTATCGAATTACCTTCAACTACCGTACCGTTCAAGACTAGTTTAACCTTATCACGGATAACTGTTAAGTACCTGCTGTCATTAACGTACCCACCCTCAGCTAGGAAATACTTAGGACACAACCCCATAACACCATCCTCACGCATACGAGTGAGGAACTCTTTAACTTCTACCATTGTAACTTCTTCTACCATTCATCATTCCCCCTAAAATTTGTTAGATATTACAACATATTCCATGAACCCTTACTTTGAACGTCATACATAACAGTATAATCTTGATTGGCTTTACCTAGAGCAGATACCCCTCCTAGAGAGGATTTAAAGAAATCATCTACAGAAGAAATCACATAGTTGAGAAGAACTGGAGACTCTCGGTAAATTTTGAAACAGATAGTATCAACAAACCTAAAATGTATGTCACTACCAAATTGATGAACTTCCTCTAAACGCACACTCAGTACGTTACTAGGGTTCTCAATATAGTAGGAATGTAAGTAGTTAAGTTTGAAGTGGATAGTACCATCAGGAGTTACTATCCTTACTAAACCAAACTCTAGTACATGACCATAATCGTCGGTGTGGCTTACCTTAACTAGATTACCGTCACGTGTTACCGAAATGCTAGTTACCTTTAGATTGGAGATACCCCTTTCGGCGAGGTTGAAAACCGATTTCAGCAAGACACCTACGTCTACTTTACTGCTTTGGTAAAATCTTAGTTCTTTATATTTTATCATACCATGCTTACCTTAAAATCTAAAGTTGGGAATCTCTTTCTCTAAAGATTGCTCCGAGATAATGTTAGTTATCTGGTCACCTATAACATCTTTAGGTTTGCCATACCTATCTTTCGATGGGAAGTACACTCGGAGGTAGTTTACTTCCCTGATAATCAGATAAGTGTAAAGAGGTAACAAATGGTTACTTTTTAAGTAGTGAATTGTTTCTTCGAGAGCCTCTTTAGACTTGATTATGATAGGCGATACCGACATTGAAACAGTCGGGTGACCCTCAACTCGCTGAGATAAACCACCGTAGAAAGTCATTGGTACACTGTTTGACATAGCAAAGTTTTTGCTAGGCATAGAGTGCAAAGTGTATCCTTTATTTTGTTTAGGATACTCACGTCTACCGTAGTTTAAGTAATCTCTTTGTAAGTTGTTCATTTGAACCTCCTAATTTCTTGTTCTAGTCTCTTTAAGCATATTTGAAAGAGATTCTACCCTTGAATTATACTTTTTAGCTTCTGACCTATTAGTTTCCGAAATAAATAACGCCAATTTCATGTAATCCCAAGAGGATGAACCCCCGCTGTTTAGCATTTTAAGTACCCCCGATATACTTTTTCCTGAGGAAAGATAAGGGCTGAAAGAGTCTGGTGATACTACCATGTATTTAGGGAATGGGTGAGGATTTACATCAACACTACCTTTCTTAATTAAACCCATACCAACTGGTTTATAAGCAAAACGCACAGTCCATCTACCACTAGAGCCTTTAATTGCTTTAATTGCATAGAGAACTACCTTACTTCTAGTATCTTCTACTGAGATATCTAGAAAATCTACCCCGTTACTACTTACATAACCTTCAATTACTGTACCTGGTATTTTCAAGAATAACTTCTTACGGTATTCTTTACCTGTGAAATACATTTGTGACAAATCTATGAAGTAAGAATTACCTACCATTAAGTACAATATTCCCTTTTCTTCTGGGGTTAAGCTATCTAAAATACTTTTCACTTCGTCTGACATACGAGAAATCTTCTAATTTAGTTTTTAACTTCTGACCAATCATTTGCTTTAAAGAAACCACCATCGATAAGCCTTGGCTTATCTTCGTACTCTCCAGTAGCTGGATTAGGCATACCCAAAGGAGCTCGCTTACTAAACTCCAAAATCAACTCGTTGAGTTGTCGTCTTCGTTTTTGTTGTAGCGCCCAGTCACCAATACTGTTATGCTCTTTCTTAGACATAGCGACCAAACCTATTATACCAAAAGGATTAGGTTCTACCCTCTTAACTGAATTATTCATTAGATAAACCCCCAATACCATAAATTTTTATTGCCTTGTTTTTCTACTAGCTTCTAGCTGAGCTTTGAAGATATACCCCAACTCAGCAACATCTTCCACAGATAAGTCATGGACTACACCCTGCTCGTCCATATAGATAGCACCCTCTACCTCTTCGCAGTACTTAGACATACTAAGAACTACAGTCCAAGGCTCGAATACTGCTTCAGCAGAGTAGTCGATACAATTCTGAGCGAAGAAGAACTCATGGGAAGAATAATTGTAGTAATGATAAGCACCACCAAACAAATTCTCTAACTCTTCCTCGATTTTGAGACCGTCAGAATGCAAGAAAGCAAGCTCCTTGAAAGTCTCAACAATTTCCTCTGGAAGAGAAGTCATTTGCTCAGAAAACTGACCATGCGAAGTTCGAAGAACGACATAGTCAGAAAGACTACATACAAAATAGTAATCTCGACCCTCTTTTGAGTAAATATGATGACCTACCTCGGCTGTAAGAGCATCCTCTCGTAGCTTAGCGTCGTCCTTAACTAAAATAATCACGGTTAATACCTCCAAGTAAACTAACTATAATACTAAAATAAGTATAACCTATTCGGCTATACTTATCAAGTCCCATTAAATAAAATTATTAGTCAATCTAAACTAGGATACCCTAGTATTACTACTTACCTGAGAACAGACCACCAAGATAATCCCATAAATTACCAAAGAAAGATTTGATTCCTTCCCACATACCCTTAGCTTCATCGCTAGAAACGAACTTCTTGTATTGGTCAGAAAGTGAATCATAAGCAGATTTTGCATAATTCTCTAACTGCTCTTTAACCTCTTTAGAGTCAATAGCTGAAGTGTTTTGGTAAGCGTTGGCAAATGAAATGATTTGTTGCACTTGCTCTGGAGAGATAATTTTGTTAAGACCTTTATCTTTTAAGGCTTTGTTTACAATTTTCTCTACTTCTTTGTTGTCAGCAGTTTTTCCTTTAGACTCTTTGTACTTAGCAAGGTCAGTTTTGATTTGTGATAGAGCCAAATCAAGGGCTGCTGGGTCAAACTTGTCATTGTCTTTGTTTTGTTCTGCGATTGTTGCAGTTGTAGAAAGTTCTTGGTTGGCAACTTCTGCACGTTTCTGGTCAACTTGCTGACCGTTGGCTTCGAGTGCCTTAGATACCCCTACAAGGGCAGATTCACCAGTAACAGATACTGGACTAGCGATTTCAATGTTTACGTCACTAGCACCTGCTGTGATTGCTGCATTTTGATACTGCAATGCAGTTACTTTTGTGATGTTGTTCGGAGTTTTGATTGTAACTTTAACTCCGTTACCTTTGTCTGCTTTTTGTACCAATGCAGATGAGATAAGGGTAGGATTTTCACCTTGAGTACCCATGAACTTGTTGTAGTCTTCAACAGTTGTAAGCTGACGGTTAACGTTAGCAATATCTTTAATACCGAATGCAGTATTAGTGTCATCTACTTGCTGATTAGTTAGACTAGAACCGTACACCAAAGTAGGTTTACCCCACTTTTCGTTAATGGTATCGGTATCGATACTTGCATGCACAACCTGAGTTCCAAAACCAAGAGCAAGGACTGCCAAAGCAGATGCTGAGATATATTTTACGTTTTTCATATTTTACCTTTCAAAGCAGATATACTGCAACTTATATAATTTTTGCATATTAGCTAAAATAAAAGCTAAAAATACTAAAAATAGTAAAGAGATTAAGACCGAGAAAGATACCTACTTAGTCTTTAGATTGATAGTAAACATAGTCACAAGCACGTTCTGAAAGTTCTTTACTAACATTCAACTTAGTACATATCCACTCTTCCGCAAGACTTTTAGGAACTCCAAAGTCATGATAACTACGAGCAACGTCTTCACAATGGTAGTATGCGTCCTTCTGAGCATACTCAGAAATTTTAGATAAGATAGTCTTTCCCATAAGTTTATGCCTCTTTTTCGTAAGATAAATATATTTTAGCACAATTAAGGCTAAAAATCAATACCCCTGAATACACGAAAAGCAGACCAAGTAGTCTGCTTTGTTTCTATTTTAGTTGGTAGGAAATATTACCTTCGTCATCGAAGTCGATTTTGTAATCGTCTTGGAAGAGAGTCTTTAGACGGTTTTGGTAATGTAGCCACTCACCACCATACATATCTAACAAAACGTTAGATACATAAACACCACAGTGGTAAGATTTAGGGTTAAAGGTTAGTGGGTCTTGACCTTCTGGGAGCTCATCTCCTTCAGGTGTACCGAACACATGAGCAAGAAACTCATTCCTTAAAAGGTCGAAACGTTTTTCTGTAAGGTCTCTGAGAGCTGTTACTCTTTCCTTAAAGTCACTTCTTGTACGCTCTGGGATGCTTTCAAGTTTGTTTTTCCAGTAATCTTCGTTTTCCTTATCAAACTCTACAACCTCGGGGTCTCTACCATCAACCTCTAGCTCACTATCATCTTCGATAGGAGTAAACAAATCGTCAGAGCCACCTTCAGAGGTGTATTCTTGCATGGCGTCTTCGTAATCCTTGAATGACATATCGCTACCAAAACCACCCATAGGTTGCATCATAGCGTTGAAACCACTACCCGCCCCAAAACTAAACGGTGACTTGTTCATGATTTTTTGAATTTCATCTTCTAAGACAAACATTGTAGTACTTAGAACAAATAAAGTTATAGATGAAATTTGACTGAAACTAGTCAATTCTTCAAATATCCAACCCTGGAGTGATGAAAAATGTAGCACCAAATAAACTAGCAACAAGACCAAAGCAACACGAATGCATGCTTTTCTTACTAGCATTAAGTTAAGTTTCAATTTACTTAAATCGTTATACATATAGATTATTCCTCATTCTTAACAAAATCAATACGTTTGCAGAGATAAACTCGACCACCAAAGTTGTACTCTCTAGGGCGACCAAACTCTACTGCGTAGCCTAACTGTTTTGCATACAACCTTAAATCATCAGCGGCTAACTTCAGTTTCTCTTTTCTGAGATACCGTAAGATACGGAAGATTTCCTTGCAAATAGGTTCATCTTTTAGGTACTTCGAACTTGGAATAGAGATATACTCTTTATGTAAGTTGTACTTCAAGCAAGAACTACCCCCTGAACATATTTTGACCGTAAGCTGTAATGAGTAAGGAAACAACCCTTAGACAAACATCATTGTAACTCATTTCGGATAAGTTAGGTCTGTCTTTAGGATTGAAACCTCCTTTCCAGTTTTCTCTTTCGATCAGTTCACAAACAAATGTGAAGTAACCGAAGTGCCGATAAATACTCACTAAGCTTAAGTTCTGTAGGGAAAGTTGGTTAAAACGCTGGATCGCAGTGTTAAGACGGAAAGCCTTAACCTCAATAGTTGTACGCTGTGCCATGATTATACCTCCTGTCGAGGTACAGTCCGTAGAAAAATACCAAGACGAAAATTTTTCTACCACCATTTTATAACATTTATAGAAAAAGGACAAGCCTACTGGCAAGTCCTTTAACTTCTTTTAAGTATCTTCTAACGTGATACTCAAGATAAAAGCTATTAAAACTAACTGAAACTAATCAACTACAAGGTTAATGTTACGAACATAAGACTTAGTGTGGTTGAACCAGTCCTTACGAACCTCTTCAATAGCAACTGTATTAATATGATGCACAGGAGTACCTTCCGTGAACGTGACTTTCATTTCTACGTTATCTAGGGTTAGGATACCCTCTTCGCCTTCGATAGTGAAGTCTACGCTCTTTAAACCTCTTTCGTAATTTCTAGGTCCAACGTAACCGTTAAACTCTCTAGTTTCTACTACCTGACGAGTTTCAGTTGTCTCAACTCCACCGATATAGACTGCCATTAGAAAGATAAGTAACGAAAATGAACTTAGCTGACCTAACAAAGTTAGGATGTTTACGTTATCTGATTTGATACCCCTAACTACAGAACCTAGAGTCAACACCAATGAGATAAAAAGCAGAGCATGGAATACAATAGAGATTAGCCATGACTTATCAGCAACCCCATAACGGAAAAGGAAATGTAGGACTGCACCCCACAATACTGCAGAGTACACAAGGAGTGATAAGTCCCTCTTCCAATCTTCACCAAACTTAAACATATAATTTCCTTTCTTTACCAACCACCTGATGCACCTCCACCATCAAAGCCTCCACCACCCCAGTCACCAGATGACCAAGATGAACTAGAACTTGAACTACCCGAGTCATAAGATGATGAATGACTTGCTGAGTGATACTGTTCTGCAAAGTAGGCTGCTAGGAGTGCGTCTGTCCAAGAGTCGTTCTCTTTAAAGTCACTACTACTTGGATAAAGTTTATCTTTACCCTCATAATCGTATTGAGAGCGTCTTAGCTTGTCTTTTTCTTTCTCTTCTAACTCTTTATAGTAAGCATTAACTAAGAAAGGTGTCCATGTTTCGTTAGGAATGAACTGGTAAGAGTCGGGATATAGTTTGTCATACCCACTGTAATCATAGCGAGAACGTTTTAATAACTTACCGTTATAGTAATCTGTTATCTTACCATTACCCCAAGTCTTGTTGAGTACAAAACCAAAAGAGTCTGGATATAACTTATTGTAACCCTTATAATCAAACTTAGAACGTCTAAGACGTATGTACCAGTCAATTAAAGAGCCAATACCCACTAGACCAAGAAATGACGGTAAGATGTAGAAAAAGAAACGCTCAGTGTTTCTAGCCATATCTTCCTTGGCTTTATCTAACTTAGCTTGGCGCTCTTCATTCTCTTTGACAATGTCAGCTTTCTTAGATTCTAGATTGGAGATACCAGTTAAGATAGAGGACACTCCTTCGGAATAATTTCCGTCTTTCATGTAGGATTTAGCTTCATCAAGTAACTCTTTAGCTCGAGAATCTGTTAGCCAAGTAGATGCTTCGTTTGAAGTTTCTATTCTGAACTTACGGTTGTTTATAGCAATGGCGATTAAGATACCACTGTTAGTATCTGATTTACCAATCTTCCAACTACGAGCAACCTTGTTAGCTACTGATTCGATGTGCTCTCCTTCAAGAGTATCCACGATGTAGATACCCACTTGAGTTTTGCTATTACTATTCATTTCGGCTAAAGTGTCTGCAACTACTGAGTTTAGATACCCTTGAGGGTCATAAACACCGTTTGAGGGACGCTCTGGTATAGTTACATCGGCAGATACAACTGACATGAAGAATAGCAAAGGAGCAATTAAAAGTAAGATTAACTTTTTCATAAGATATACCCCACAAACCTACTCGGATATGTTTACTTTAGGCGCAGTTTTTGCACCTTCTTCAGCTTTTACTAGCTCAGCTCGTTGGAAACCAAACATAGATGCCAAAATACTTTTAGGGAAAGTACGAAGTTCTTGATTGTACTCGGTTGCGATAGTATTGTAATCTGTACGAGCCACAACGAGTCTATTTTCAGTACCCTCTAACTCAGCAATAAGTGCAGATACCTGAGTATCAGCTTTTAATTCTGGATAGCTTTCTTTCACTACCAATAGGCGAGAGATAGCAGAACTTAGTTCTGATTGACCTTCTTCTTTTGTAGCCCTATCGCTAGAACCAATTTTTGAACGAGCGTCTGCAATGTTAGTAAAGATTTCCTTTTCATGCTTTAGATACCCTTTTGTAGAATCAACTACATTAGGTATCAAATCATACCTACGTTGGAGAGCTACTTCGATTTTAGCATTAGCACTCTTAACAAGTTCCTCTTTCTTAACAAGACCGTTGTATGAACCGACAACAGAAAAAACTGCAATTAGTGCAACAAGTGCTACACTTCCAAGAATGATTAAAGTTTTCTTCATTTGATAATTCCTTCCTTAATTACCCATAACCTTAGACAATAACCAAATAGCTCCAGTAATTAGAGCTCCAACTAATGCGATACCCATAAGGACTTTGCCAATCTTTTGCCAGTCTAAATACCCTTTACTTTGGGATACTGTATCCTCAGCCTTTTGTTGAGGTTGACTTACACTACTAGGAGCAGACCAAGTAGGGGAAGATAACGGAGACTGGTATGAGTTATAGCTGTTATAAGTGTTGTGGTTAGAGCCATTAAATAACAAGTTATACCACAATAGATTTTCTATAAAGGAGTTACCCCTATAAGATGAGCCTCCATAGTAATAATTGTTAGTACTGTAGAATGATTTTCTATCTTTGTCTTTATCTTCTTGAGAGTTCCAACTATGGAAACCACTGCGTGGATAGATGTAACTACCTTTATTTGAATTAGACGAACTAGACTTAGAGTCTGCAGTAGAACCTGACTTAGTTTCTACACGCTTACTTGTGTGAGGTTTTGGGTCTGCTTTTGATGGAGTGTTAGGTTTAGGGGAAGAGTTAGAACCTGTTGAACCCGAACCACTACTATTAGACTTACCACTGTTAGAGCCTCCAGTTTTTGAAGAACCCCCGTCAGATTTTGAACCACCAGATTTAGAACTTCCTCCGCTCTTTGAACCCCCACTCTTTGAACCACCTGATTTGGAGCCTCCACCTGAACGAGAGCCACCTCCTCGGCTACCCCCACCACGAGAACCTCCATGACCACCACCGTGTCCTCCACCATGACCACCACCGTGACCACCACGTGCTTCTACGATAGTTGGAACTGTAGTAGATAAAGCAAGCAAACTTAATGCCAAGATAGACATTAACCTTAGACGATTTTTCATATTTATTGAACCCCAAAAACCTTTCTTACTTGTAGAAACCTTTAGGAAACTTATCAGCTAGAGCCTTGAAAGACTCTAAATCTTCTTTGATACCCTTACTTTCGCCTAGAGTAATCACTACGAGAATACCATCAAACTCTATGTTGTAACCATTAAGAACCAAGTCTCTTAGAGTCTCAGAAGAGATGAACGTATCTTCATGGTACTTAGTAATCATACTCAAGTTACCTTTTACGTCATTGGCAACGTAAAAATAGGGATTCATTTTTACAGATACAGAGTCTACAAACCTCATTTCGTGATTTAACCCCAAAGATTCGGCTGCATCTACAATACCCTTTACTTTGTTTAGTTGATTGATAGAGCTGAATATATACTCAGTTTCGTTTTTCCCTAAGTTAGCATAAAACTGTTTTGGAGACTCTTCAAAAATTACATTCTTACCTTTAAGCTGACTATATAGATAGTCTAGTTTACGAGTATCTATATAGTAATCTCTAGCAGTCATACCCACTACTATTTCTTTGGTTTCATCAATCTTAGTCATATTAGTTACCCCACTGAGAGAATTTCTTTGCTAAAGGGTTATGCTTTTTAGCATATTCGATACCCTTGGTACGGATAGTACGAACCATGTCGTTGTAATCCATTAAAAAGTCCAAACCCCTCGGACTAGATGGTAAATCATTGACATCAGAAGTTTGTGCTTTGTCTTTAGTTTTAAAATACTTTCTTTCCATAATTACCTCTTTCTAGTGCTATAAATAGTACACTAATAAACTTTAAAAAATATCTTACTAAATTTATAAGAAAAAGGCAAGCCTATTAACTTGCCTCGAATACCCTTACTCTTCGGAGTCTTTCCATAAGAACAGTGCTCCTAAGCTATTGAAGATGTAAAAGATATACTTACCAAGGTTAGCAAAGTTCCCTTGCACAAGGGCTTTAACCAACTGTACAAAGTTGTAGAATAGCCAAAATGACCACTGAGTTGTGAACTTAAGTGCATTTAATGTATTAGCTACCAAAGACAAACCAAAAGCTAAAGTTGTTACATAAGCCAAGGTGTTCATATTACCACCATACCCCACATAGTTGGCTAGCCAAGAGAACGTTAAGGAAATGATTACCAAGGTTGGGAGAATAATGTACATATTATGTTTAGTAAAGCTGTTTGCTTTACCATCCTCAGAATGATTCCACCAGTAAATAGCGCCAAGATAAAGCAAGAAAGTAATTGGATAGGTAATGATGGCTGCCTTGTTGCCAAGGATGTAATCGATTACCCCTGATAGGACTGCGTTGATGATACCCAAATAGTTACCCAGTTTACTTAATTTACCAGTAAACCTAGTGGATAACATAGAGATACCCACGTTGACTACGGAAATTAAGCCAAAAGGCACAAAAGCCGTCCAAGAACCCCAATTAACAAACTTGTCTAGGCGTGTTCCTAGATACCCTGCTGAGATAGCGATACCCACTACCAACGCAACCCCGAACCAATCGAACCACTTAGATGTGGCGAACTGTTTTAATAGTTTTTTCATACTATTTTACTCCTTTTATAAATCTTCAATATAATTTGTAGGCATCTTATCTTCTATACGTTCAGTTGCAAAGAAGAAACCTGAGCCTTCTGCAAACAAAGTTAGTATTTCTTGGAAAGATTTACCTAGATTACGTGCAGTAATGTCTGCTAATTCGTTTTGGAAGTCTTTTACCTTCAAGTCTTGCTTAGCTACCAACCTACAAGGCTCTTCATTGTCTGATGGGTATAAAAACTTATTGATAGTTACAAGAGAACCATCTTCACTAAACTGAGTAAAGAACTGATAGTCAGAACCGTCGTAGTTATAACCACCTGGTGTTGCAATGTAACCATACTTAGAGGACTCAAAGATACCTTTAAGCACACTCAAGTCCTTTGTAGCCTTAATAGCCTCTCCATGAGATAAAGCTTTAGCATATTCTTCATTGTAGATAAGACCTTTAATGAAAGCCCTAACTTCTGGAGAACCAGTAGTATATAAGTTATAGAAATCAGTATAGAACTCTTTTGTGCGTTTTTGGTGAATACTATTAAAGTTAAACACCTCTGAATCACCTGTAGCCAAGCTCTCTAAATGAAAGAAAAAGTCCTTCTTTAACTTGTCCATATTTCTGGACAGGTAAGATACCCCTTCTTTCAGTAAGACTCTAAAGATACCCGTAGATGTAGTAACGAATTCAGAGTTGTAGAATGGGCTAAGACCGCTATCCATAGAGTGAACTGTACCGTTATGCTTAGGATTTAACTCTTTATAAGTGATACCTTGTTCGATTTTGTGGACAACCGCACCTTCATCTTGGTAAACAACCATAACAATCTCGCCAGTTAAAAGGTCGTTAATAAAGTATTGATTGTACATTCCATTTTTAATAAATAACCTTGTATTCGGCTGGATTACAGAATCCATTGATAATGTTTTTACTCCTGTCATAACTTTCCCCTAACTTACTAACCTAATTCAACATTATATTGCACAAAACCATCCCAGTCACCAGTTGCTGAAATACTAGCAACTGTGTCTGTATCTTTGGGTTCGACTCTTTCGTCATTACGTTTGTATACAATTGAGTCATTAGAACTCAAATTGATTAGTTTTTTCAATTCTTCTACTGTCATCTTCTACTCCTTTAGTTGCTATATGTAGTATAAAATATACTACTACCAATTTCTAATACTATTGTACCAGGAAGATAAGAAAAGAGCAAGAACCATGGCTTGCTCTAACGAATACTATGTACTAATAATTACTACTATACTAGACTTAAAATCTCTTCGATTAAGTCATAGATAGGAAAATGGTCTTGACTATCTTCTACCTCAAATTTTTCAAAACCAACACATGAGTTAGGCACGTTCACGAAACCTTTTAAGTAAGACCACACCTGACTCCAAGATAAATGACTTAATTTAGAAAAATCAAGTGATTTAACTTTTAAGTAAAATTCCTGGAGTTCGATACCATTTTTGAATAGGTAATCTTTTAGCCTCATAATAGGAACAAGTGACACGATTAACCCCAAAACTAAAACCATCTTTTCACCTACAATTCAATTCCACCATAACGCTCTTTTGCAATGTTTTCCATAATAAGATACATTGGATTGCGATAAGGCTCTGGTACGATAGTTTCAATTTCTTCCTGAGTAAAGAGTTTTGCATTTGGGAAACCTTCAAAGTCCCATTCAAAGATACGAGTACCATCTTCTTGGTCGTGATACCCTGAAAGAGATAGGAACTCTTCACGATTTACAGGACTACCTATGTTGATGTAGTAGTTACCTGTATCTACTACATATTTACCTACGTTAACTGCATATAGGAGGTCACGGTAATCTGTGTCTTGAAGTTGCAAAGGATCGACCTCTGCACGTTCTGCTGCATGTACCGCTGCAAAGAGAGAAATCTTTTCTTTAGGGGTTTTGAAAGATTTTCCTTTCAAAAACTCACCCACTTCTTTGCGTAGGACAACACGTCCATCTACGAGCAAACCATCTTTAAGTTCATTTTGTGTCATTTTAGTTCTCTTCCTTTTCTACTGCTTTGTTTCCAATACCCTTAAATTGGATAGTTTTGCGACGTTCTAAAGACTCCTCATGCAAATCTTTAGTTAGCAAGTTAAACTTAAGGATCATGTTAGAGATAGTTGCATCCATCTTTTTCAATTCTTCTGGAGTAAACTCTCCTTTTGCAAGACCAAACTCCATATCTGATAAAGCTGACTCATATATGTCTGTTAGAGTAGCTAACAATACTGGAATGGCAAGGAAAGGATTAGCTTTGTAGTAAAACATATCAAAGTCATTCATATCTCCAGTATTCATACCCTTAAGGATGATTACACCTTCAGCAGAGTCTAGGTTGTTTGCTAGGTTTAGCAAGTCTTGTTTAACTTTTTGTGCTTCCTCTATCACGGTTACTCTCCTCCCATCATAGATTCTTTGATTTCTTCTGTAGTTTCATCCAACTCAGCAACAAAACCTTTAAGTGCATTAGCCATATTAGTGACTTGTTCAAACAACATAAAAGTAAGTGCAATATCATTTTCAGCTTTTGCTTTATCTAAAGCTACCTTTAAGAGTGCAGTGTATGTTTGACTGGACATATCTAAGATATTTATTAGAGAGCCAAAAGAACCAACTTCTGTTTTACCACCACCAAAGTTCTTAATAATGATACCTGCTTGCATCTTCGACATTTGAGAAGATGAATCAGCAAGCATTTTTAGGAAACCTCGGCGAACCTGATTTTTAGACTCTTCTCCTGCACCGTGATTGTGACAATGATTACACATGCATTTATACCTCATATTCTTTTAAAATACTATAAGTATAGTTTACACCATTTAGACCAAGAAAGCAAGGCTCCTGACTAGTTGTAACTGTAGCCAAGAGCGAAGTTTTCTTTAGAAACATAGTGTTCTAAGGACTTAGAATTTTGAGAACAGTAATTTAAGAAATCTTTTAACCATTCAAAGTCATTGGTATATACCATGTTGACTTCAGAAATATAATTACCGCTGGAGATACCCCTAACTCCAAGACGTAGGCACTTAAATCTAAGCGCTAACCTGTTAGCATCATAGACCGTAGGAGAGTTTGCAATGTCTAGGAAAATACCTGACTTCTCTAAAAGCTCCTCTACTTTAGCTTGAGTTGCTTGTGGGTAGAGTTTAACATTACTTCTATTCTCTAAATCAGATAATCTGCTAGACATAAGAGTTGGTGCTGCGATGTGGAATACATTGTTAGGACAAGAGTCAACCAACCTCTCGATAGACCATAAGTTATCAGTTTCGGTTGTGATAAGCACATCTTTGCAGTAGTCTGATTTATTAGAGATATACAAAGGAGCATGGAACTCGAAGAAGTCTACACCTTCTCTTTCATTGACTAACTCACGTGCCCCTTCAAAGCCACCAAGGTAACATTCAGTATTTAATTCCTTGTGATGTAAGATGTAGTCGATGTTACCTGGAAGTTCGTCTACTTTCTCAGTAAAGATTAACTCGTTAGGTGGCATACCCTTACCTACAACCTTAGCTTTTTCAATAAGCACCTGCAAAGGAGTACCCAAGTTGTTGAAAGTGATACCCTTTTCGGAGTACCCCAACTCATCTAGACAGTAGAGATAAAACTTCGACATTGTAGGGAAAATTTTCCGACCAACTATTACGGAGTCTGTTTGATGGTTCCAAGTGGCAAGCAATTCTCCACTAGGAGAATAAAACTGACTACCAACTAGTCCAACACCAGTCACAAATGTTGAACTTTTATAAAGAAAACCATAGCGATTGTAGTAATCTTTTCGGTAAGTGAAGCCCTTAGAATCAAACCAATGGACTTCAGATATAATACGATGAATGGTAGGCTTTGTCATAAAGACTTCACCGACTACACCATCAATAGTCTTGATGAAGAACCTGCCGTCCTCACGTTCGACCTCATAGTCCAAGGGAATTGGAAAATCGTTGATGTGGAGTGGCTTTCTATCAGAGAGGTCGTACCCCTTATACAAGGCAGACCAAATAGATTGGACATCGTCTGGCTGATTTAAGTTGTCTTCTAAAGATATTACACTACCCTTGAAACCTTTACGGAGCAAAGAATAGTGTAAATCCCAAGCTACATTATTATATTCTGTTACAAGTAAAATCATTTAAGTAACTCCTTCCAAGCCTTGGCTACCTCAGGTTTTAGGTACTGTTTAGCGAGGTCATAGACAAACTCGTAGTTGTCTAACTCATTTACTGCTTTGCGAATACCCCATGCAAGCATAGAAATATTTTTGTCAGATTCACGGTCGTCTACATCAACAGGACAGAGAACACCAGTTCGACCTTCAACTACGAAGTTAGTGTTGCCATAATTTACATCGTAACCTACAAGAAATAGACCTGAACCTACTGCTTCCATCAAGGAAAGACCAAAACCTTCAGCAAAGGATGCAGATACATAGGTTGAATACTTTTGGTAAAGGTCATCCATTTTGTGGTGACCTTTTAGAGTAATGAAAGACTCAGCATCATACTTCTTTATCAAGCGTTCAAGGTTCTCACGCTCGACACCCTCACCATAAATGTCTAAAGTTAATCGACTACCATCATCCAAATCCCTTTCTTGACGAGCAACTGCAAAGGCTTTGATTAGGATATCTAAGTTCTTTTCTTCAGATAAGCGAGATACAGTTACAAACTTACCTTTAGGACGTACGTCTTCCATACCACCACCACGCAACTCTTCTAAGTAACCTGCTGGAGCGACAAATACTTTACTAAAACCGTCTAGTTGCTGAGATAACAAGTCAGCTTGTTTCTGAGTAGAGCAAATAAATGCGTCTACAAGGCTACGGTTCTTGAATTGGTACTCATAGTAGTTGTTGAAGAGGGTTCCGTTATCTGTAATACCCTCAGCCACATAGTGTTCAGCGTGGACTACTACTCCTAGTTTAAATCCGATGTCATTCTTACGAGTGAATACTGCCTTAGCCGTACCAGTTGACCTATCTAAGAGAACCCAGTCTTTTTTCTTGATACCCAATTTGTCTAGGAATACCCCAAACAAGGCTTCTTTAGAGCTGTAATACTTACCTTGGTAGAAGAAAGATGAGTCATTTAGAGTCTTGACAAACTCAGATAAGGCTACTTCTCCGTTTTTCTTAAAGAAGTCACGCTTATAAACATAAGCCTTGCCGTTCACTGGAGTGTAGTACTCTACAGAATGGACTTTAAAGCCTGCATAGTACTCTTTCTTGACTAGGCAGTAGTCTACCACATATTCCAACCTGTTGTAGAAAGATGGGTTGAGTTTGTCTTCGTAGGCTACAATGTATGTTCCCTCTTCAAGCTTCATAAAGACTCTAGAAGTATCTGAGTCATCTATGAAATAATCCTTGAACTTGTTTTTTAAGGTTGTTAGGCTAATCATACTATCTCTCATGTATGCACCTGTAAGCACATCATAGAACCATAAGACATCTTTATGGCTAATGCCAATATTTTCTGCTAGACTGTAGGTACTAGAACTAGATACCATGTCCAAGAAAATGTATTTTTGTTCAATACCAAGCTCCTTTAA